TTTGAATTTCCCTCCCATAATTAAGCAATATTATTATTCTGTTTCAAGTACTAGGTTGTCAATAGAGTAAACCTTTGTAATTGATTTACCATCCAAGGTAGTTACAACTCTGATTCCTTGGTCAGACGGTTCGATTTGACCAACCCAAATCATATCCTCGTCAAGTGCTACTGGACCAGAAGTACCTCCGATAATTTCTACGGTTGTTGTAGCTCCTTCGCTGTGTTGGAACTTGAGAACTAAGAAATTACCAGATTGTTCGTCAACATTACTAGAGAAACCAGTGTAACCAGTTACATAGTGTAGGACACCTTCTATAGAATTATCATTGACAATAATGCCTGACTGCAAATCGCCTACAAACTTGCCAAGTACTACTGTCTCGCTATTCTCAGGCTCAACAACGAGACTTATTGAAAAGTCAGTTCCAACGCAATAGCAGAGTAAGGCTTAATCAAAGCACCAGAACAACGAGTCTCAATCAGGTACTTCTGAGCATTGTAATCGATGTCAAAGTCGTCAAACATATTAACGGCTCCGCCCTTATCGGCGCCGATATTGTAATCAGTCAAGTTGACGATAATACCCATAAGGTTATATGTAGTACCATTGTCGACTCTGCTGAGATTTTCCATTACTGGAACAGTTACTATTTCCTTAACGCGAAGAGCGGTAGCAAGCTTTGAAACGGAATCATAAATGATTCGACCAATTGTATCTTCTATCAACAGACAATCGGTAAGAATATCTTCGGTAGTATACAGAGTAGGTTCGCCAGAACCCTTATAGTTCTTGCGGGATTTAATGGCTGCACGAATAAAAGCCTTAGCCTTCTCGTCAGCTGTGGCATTAGCAGCAACAGTTACAGGAGCCTTAATTGTGTATAGATCAGCGTCGGTCCAGATAGGACGAATATTCTGTTCGTTAATCTTGTCGTCGGAAGAAGCCAAACGACCGTCCCCAACTAGAACAGCACGAGCAATCTCCTCATCCAGCAACACGCGCATCTCAGATTTGAGCCAAGCCACAACATCGAAATCCACGATGTCAACAACGTCGTCGCGATCTAACTTCTGTTTCTTATAAATGGTGGTCGGAGTGGTAGTTCGTTTAAGCAGTGAGAATACTTCTTCTTTCTTTAGATTACCCTTGATGTAACCTTTAGCTCTGGCATCATCCTCTGTAATATCCGCAAAGATAGACTTAATTCTGGAGAACGGAGTGTTGTGTACAGATTTCATAACTTTCTGAACCCAACCCATATCCCTTTGGATAAACTGAGGGGTATCAGTAACATTCTTAGCATCAGGGAACAGATAATCGATGTTTTCGATACCATGAGCGAGAACAGCATCTCTAAGACTACCGTAACGCTTAACATTGGAGAAGATGGCCTCCACATCGGAATGACTAAGAACATCCTTCTTAGCGTCTTCTTGATCAAATACATTATGTTTCATAGTTTTATTTCCTCCTTCATCGTTATCATCTTCAGACTCTTCTTTTTCCTCAAGAGCCTGTCCAATCATAGCATATACTACCGTTTTCTGTTTTTCAGTAAGAGTGTTGAAAACGTCGGCAACGGTTTCCTCGTTTTTTTCTTTCTTTTCCACTTCCATGGTTTCTTCTTCCTCCTTCTTCTCATCTGAGTGATACATTGAAATATTTTTACCAGTATAAATAATGGCTTCCTCGTCGGATGTCTCGCCGTGCCGAATAACAGCATCGATGAAAGCTCCTGGATTAGCACCGGCTAAAACAAGACTCACTTCGCGAATAGCTCCGTGAAGAACATTGGAACCATTCTGTTTTAATTGATTAGCATAGATAGATAGAGCAGATACGTCGCCGTGTTCAACTAAAAGCTTTGCGTTCTTCCCAGATTCTGTTTCGTTGAACTTACAATAAGCATAAACTCCTTCTTCACGATTCTCAAGCAGAGCATGCCCAAGAACGTTAAGAGGATCGTTGTGCTGGTGATTCCATACAAGAGGAACCGTCTGCCCGTCATTATGCTTAAATGCGTCTTTCATGATAGTTCTTCCGTCAGAGCATTTAAGATTGTTACGGGTAGCCCAGCCGCCGAAATCAAATGTCTTCATTTTGAATTTTCCTCCCTTTCTTATTAGTCAGACCATTCGTTTGAATTTCCCTCCCATAATTAAGCAATATTATTATTCTGTTTCAAGTACTAGGTTGTCAATAGAGTAAACCTTTGTAATTGATTTACCATCCAAGGTAGTTACAACTCTGATTCCTTGGTC